CGGGAAGTCATAAGTAAATACTTTATTAGATCCATTTACACTCCCGCCATTATCCTTATAGGTTGCTGGCATTTGTTCATTTTGTTGTTTGTCATGGTGGGTTTATTTGTTTTCTAGATTTTTAATCCTTTCAATGTCATTAAGCTGTTGAGCACGTTTGCTTTCATCGTGCTGATACTGTTTTGTCTTGATATCTAGCTTCATCTCATCAGAAAGATTATCTTCAGCTAGACGTTTTGCAGCTAATATAGCTTTTGAAAGTAATCTAAAAATGTTATCTGTATTTTTCCTATCAACAGGTAAAGAACTTATTGCTTGTTGGTTACGATATATCTGACGAAACTCTTTAGCAGTATATTTCTTCATGATTCGTTCTACTTCTTTTCTGAAATAGCCCATCTCACCTATCTTCTCGAACACAGCTGAACGTTGATCAGGTGAATATCTAATACCTTTACCATTAGTTTTCATATAAGGTCTTAGATCAAATTCAATATCTGATAAGAACTTCTCTCCTTTACTTATATCTTCTCTTACTTTACCGATTGGTGTAAAGGTGTTCCACATGTGAACAAGTGGATTAGAAGGCATACCTACCTCTTTCCCACTATACCATGCTTTCTTAGTAGCTAATGTTCCTTTAGCTATAGGGTTTCTATTAGCTAATAATGAATATAACTCTTGATCATATTCTTTAAAACCATGCCATAACCTAGCTTGCTCACTTCTGAAACCACTTAAAGGTATTAAGGTACTACCAAACGTTGCTGCAAATCTATTAATATCTGCTGCATTACCAGATAGTATTCCAAATAAAGGTTCAAGGTTAGCTAAGAAAGATTTATTTGTTAAATTAGCACTTAATAAAAACCCAGCTTTAGCTAATAAGGCGTTTTGATCTTGATCATCTAATGTATCCCAGTTGTGTAAGATATCAGTTGTAAGAGACATCCAATCACTAATACCAGGAATACCAGCATAAGAATACCAATTACCATCTATACCTTGTATTTCATTCTTACCTATATTAAAGTCATTCCTTACGTTCTGTACTTCTTTATCGTATGAACCATTACCTCTGATTCTGCCTTGACTAAATAGAGCTACAACGCCCGTTACAGCTAAAGCACCAATAGCACGTCTACCTTTTAATTCAGCTCTTATGGTGTCGTATACAGCTGCTGTACTGTTTTCTATTAAGTCAGGGTCAATACCTCTTTGTGAAAGTAACTTTTTAGCTACAGTTCCATCCATATCTTCAAATGGTAATCTAAAGGCATCTAAATCTTTTATAAACTCATCTATAAAAGGTGTGTGAGTACCAGTGTATTTGACCATATTGATTGAAGTCTTTGGAAACATTAACCAAGGTCTGATAGCTGGAATATGATTTATTAATGTACTTACACCATCAGCAGTCTTTGTGCTTAAGTTCATAGCTATTTCTCTACTTGCATATTCAACAGCTGAATCGGTTATAAAGCCGTTACTATCGAACATTGATTCGTAGACCATCTTTGAAGCACTAGCTACGCTATCAGCATCTATCTTTCTACCTTCTTTAAGTAAGTTATCGTAGGCTCTGCCCCTTGCTTCAATAGCACCTACAAAAGCTCTTGTGAAGCCGTCAAAGGCTGTCATAGCATTAGCACCAAATCTTAACCAAGGATGCTCAGATAACTCATTCATCAACTCTATTTGGTTGACAAGTGCTGTAGGACCAAATTCTCCTTCTAACTCTTTAGCGTTAGCAAACTCTCTCAGTACTTCTATAGTATCTTCATTCTTACGTGCTATATCATCACGCATAATATATGAAACCGAACTTGGATCATTAGCAGCCTTTTTAAAGACTTGCTTCATATGTCCAAATGATTTCTGTAAGGTATCTACTATACCTACTTGATACATCCAGCTAGCACGTTCTAAGGTTGCTTTATCTCCATACCTCAAGGCTCCAAAAGCTATAGCAACTGGCTTCTCTACCATTGCCGCCATGTTTGCAAAACCAGCTCTTAGAGGGGTTCCTATGGCAGACAAAGCAGAGTTATAAATGTTAGCCCAAAGACCTGCAGTCCATGCAGATGGCATGTCTGGGTTTCCATCAACAATAGCTTTCCTAAATACTCCAGTTGTATTTTTTATATACTCATTCAGACTTCCAATTGTAGACACCTTTCCATCAGTTAACTCATAAGCTAAAGCTAATGGTTTTAATAACTGAGGACGTTCTTTAGAAACTGCTTGAAGAGTATCTAAAGTCATCTTTGTTTCTTCATCTAGCTTTGCTAATGCCTGTTCTAGGTTACCTTTATCAGATTTAATAGCATCAAACGCATCTTGAACCGTCATCGTAGATTTATTACGAATCAAACGATTCCAAAGGTTTTTCATGTTTAAACTTCTACCAGAAGCATATGCTGTTTGACCTTTAATCTTCATTAAATAACGAAGACGATTGATGATCATCTCTTGTGCTCTTTCAACAGCTGGAGTGTTCTCCATCAAACGAGCACCTTCAGCTAAATCAGCTACTTGACCAGCTAAAGAAGTACTTACAACTCCTCTAGCTCTAGCTAATGAAAGACTTGAATGTATATCTAAATACTTTTTAATTGATTTAAATACACCTGCATAACCTTTGTCATCTAAAATCTTGGCTTTTGTTCCAACGTCAATACCAGAAAAAGGTTCCAAATACTTCTTCATTTTATCAACTTCCATACCCATAAGATCTGCTGCTATCTTGTCGCCTTCAAGCATTATCTGCTTATGTGTATGAGGTATGTTTTTACTATCTTTAAACCCTACTTCAGTTTCTTGTAATTCTTTAGCAAGCTTGTTGATTAAGTCTTCACCTTTTTTAGTTGTTTTTAACCCAGCTAAATAAGATTCAGTTACGACACTACCAACACGACCATCAACTGTATCTATATTGTTAGCTACTTTATAAGCGTCAACAGCCGCTGCAACAATCCCACCATCATCTGTAGTTCTTATACCTGATTCAAGTGGATCAAACATATCATGAACACCTAATACAGGTTCATCAGCAGCCCAAGGATCTGGTATCCCTTTTTCTTCTAGGTTTGCTTTACCTAGTTCATCAAACTCATCAGATTGTTTCTTGAGGTTTATTAAAACTTCATTCTCTACTGGATCTTTAGATAGTGTAGGTTTATCTTCAATCTTTTTCTTCCAGTTCCTAGCCATTTCGTTTTCAGGAACCCATGTAGTTGCCTTCTTAACACCACGTAGATTCCTCATCAACTTACCTGTAGCTATTAATGATTCAGTTCCTAGATTTAAGAGGATACCTTCGTTGCGATTCTTTTGCCTTTTAATATCAGCTGAGTCATTATCTAAAGTTGCTAAATTATCAGGTAGCCATCCCATTCTGTTAGGCCACATCTTCTGAAGCGTACCAGTAAGGTTATGATCCCTTTCTTGTACTGGTGCTACTTCATCAACAAGAGCACCTGTACCAGCAATTAGACCCCAATTTGAAAAGATCTGAAAAGGTTTACTTTTACCAAGTGACCACTGTAATTTCTTATCAGCAGCTACTGCTTTTCCTTTGAAGAATCTATATAGTAAAACGTTAGGTATAACTATCGAACCTAAATCTCTTACTATCTGTAGTGATTCAGATTGATACCTTGGTATCTCTGGTACATCTACTCCTGGTATTTTATTAACTAAACCTATACTCCAATCTGCAGCTCCTATAAGAGGAGCATGTGTGTATGCTAGTGGATTCTTCCATCCAGCTTTTGTCGTCAGTACTCTTTTCTTTTCTTCACCACTTTCCTTAGAAGGTGATTGTTGTTCTGTTTCCTTTGTATCTTCCTTAGAAGAGTTGTTTTGTTGTTGAGGCTTACTACTTGTCTCAGCTTGTTCATTGTTTAACTCATCAGATTCAGATGTTTGAACATCATCTGATCTTCTGAAGTTATCAAGTGTTTCATCACTGAGTTTATATTTAGTATTTAATGCCTCATGTATTGGTTTTGTCTCCATAGCTATTTGCTAGTGTTGGTCTAATAAGATTTGTCAAAGCTTCTTTATCCTTACCACCACTGTATTTATAAACACTGCTCCAAAACTGAGTCATATACTGATCAGGAATATCTGAATAGTCTATAACTAAAGGGTTGGTTTGTGTTACATCAGAGAATGCGGCTGCCTTAGCAAACGGAATGTTATTGGCTTGACTGATTTCATCAATTTCTTCTTTCTTTTCTTCAGGTACTATTTCTGTATTATCTTTACCTGTTGTACCCCAACATCTACTTGATCTATCATGAGTATTATATCTACAAATAAGTTTTTGTACGTCTGGTTGTATAGATTCCTCTACTGCTTCAAGGGCTTTTGTAGTACCTGATAATGGTTCTAAACCATAAGCCTCTCTTTGAAAGTTAATAACTTGAATTGGAGTAAGACCAAATAAACTACCTACTACCTTTGCTTCTATTGGTACATCTGTCCATTCGTTTGGATCAGATCCTAACTTCTCAAGTTGTGCTTGTGTGAATACACTTCCTTTTTGATTCAGATCACTATGTTTTAATTTTTGAATTTTGGTTGCATCTATTTTTTTATATCTCTTTAAATTTATACCTAATTGTTCTAATTTATAAGATCCATCTTTTTCTCTATTATTTGCCCAATTCTCATTAAAATCAGACAAGACTAGTTGTAAAGCTTGTTGTGGGTTTTCAACCTCTTTTAGGTATCTAACATAATCTTTTTGAAGTTTAGCTGTTAGTAAGATAGCTCCTTCGTCTATACCGTCAGGGTTTAAACCTCTTTGATATTTTTCTACTGCTGCTTTGATAGCTGCTTTATGCTCTTTATAGTGTGTATTAGCATATAACTTATCTTGTTCTTGAGCAATTTGAATTAGTTTTCCATCAGTGTAGATTTGATAACTAAATTCTCTTAACTTTTGGGTTGTAAGTTTTTCTTGACTAGCCAATTCTAAAACTTTGTCTTTTTCCTTCTTCAATGTTCTAGCATCTATAGTCAAATCTTTTTTGATCTGTTTAAGCTTCTCACTTTCTTTACCTTCAGGATGTAAGGTTCTTAATGTAAGTTGCATCTCATCTATAGCAGCTGCACTGACAGGTTTATCTGGGTCCATAGCTCTAGTTTCAAATTTATCTCTTGCTTCTATATAGTTCTCAAGATCTTGAGCATCATCTAACTCTAATTGATCTGCTTTTGATTTAATAGCTAAGATTAATTCGTCTTCTAGCTTGTCGTAGTCTTTTTTAAATAGGTCTTTAAACTTTACCTTTCCTCTACCATCTCTACTCTCAATCTCGTAGTCACCTAACTTTTTTAGATCATCAACAGTAAAGTTACCAGCTTTAATCTCTTCAATGATTTTTCCATTGATGAACTCTCTAACCTTTTGTGGACCACCATATTTCTTCTCATATTTATTATAAAAAGCTTCTAACTCTTTACCTAGCTCAGGAGAACTTAAAACAGTATTTACTGCTTTTTCTTCGTCTCTATCTTCTTTAACTTTTTTCGTTTTCTGATACCACTGTTCATAATGATCCTTGTTATGTTCTCTCATCTTTTCATAGAGATACTTATTAACACCAGCTTGGTCATGAGTAGCAAAAGGTCTGATATAAGCCCTATATAATCTTTGCTCTATCTGTCTATATTCATTAGGATCTTTAGCTTCTTCTAACGTTCTTTCAACAAAGGTTCCATCTGGTAGTTGTATTTGAACTGGAATAGTAGAGTTCTGTTGAAGAAACATTGGATACTGTTCAGCTCTGTCTTGATACATAGCTCTTAAGAAACCAGTCTGTTGCCTCTTAGATAAGTTAGATAACTCCTCTTTAAGGAAAATATCTATCTGCTTATCCTTATAAGATTTTTCAACAATGTTTCCATGAATTGTATCTTCCTGAATGTCTATATCTTCTTCAGCATCAAACTCAGCTTGTAAGATATCTTGGTTCTTTGCAGAAGCGTTGTACCACGCCTCAGCACCTTCCATATACTTCTCGTTAGTTTGTGCTTCTAGTATTGGTTTAGCTACCTTAGCTGCCGTCTCAGACAACTGAGCTAGCTTGTTAAACCTTTGATCTTTTCTGGTGGCTTCTTCTAATTCATACTTAAATAAATCTGCATTACGTTTAACTATTGAAGCTAAGAAAGCATCTTGGTTTTCCTTAGCAGATTTAATTAAACCTTCACCTGAGCTTTCAATTGGATCAAATTTCTCTTCAGCGTTAAAGGGTTTAAATGGAGTTTGTGTCATTATCTATACGTTGCGACATTACTTTTTCCAAAAGCATTTGCAGTGAATGAAGGTGTGAATTGATTGTTATAAGCATTGTTACCTCCAAAAGCTGAAGGATTATAACCACCAGCTCCAACTTTAGGGTTACTAAAGAATGCTCCTTGTGCCCCAGCTGCAGCTCCAATACTTTGAACACTACTAACAAAAGACAAGGCTGTACTTGCAACTGCTACTGCTTGATCTAAGAAACTAGGACCAACAGGTTTAGCTGGTTGAACAGTAGGAACTGGACCAAAACCTCTCTTACCCATTTCTTGAGCTTGAGCAGTTAATAGTTTTCTATTACCTTCATTTAACTTTTCTGTTTGTTGAATATCAGCTCTTCTTAAGTTGGCTTTCATTGCACCCTCAGCATATAACTGTGATAACCTCATTGATCTTCCAAATGAAGAGGAACGATTACCTTCATTAACTGGAGTTTTAGAGACTTGACTTCTAAATAAAGTCTCATTATTTTTCATAAACTGTTGGACTTCTAATCCAAAGTTTCTTTGAACACCTCCAATGTAACGACTAAATGCATTAACATTCTCTCTAGTGTTGATGTCATATTGGTCATTCTTCATGCTCCAAATATTGGAGTCACTTCTCCAAGAGACAGCTCTTTGAGCCATATCTCTTTTGTACTGATTCACATTAGCTTTGTGCTGGGCTCTTCCTGTACACACGGCAAAACTCGATAAAGGATAAATTGTTAGGTCCATGTCTTACTTGACGTAAGAATTTAAAACCTAGAAATTTGAGAAGTTTGAGGTGAACTCTATTTCGTATATCAACGATATTCCACAACAACTTCTCTCTTCTGCTTTCAATAAACCTTTTAGATTCACGAGCAAAAGTATGTGGATATTTTTCTATTTCTGGTGTACATAACATCCAGATTAAACCATCTTTAGGATCGACTCCAGCCATTCCGGCAGTCTTGCCGTTAGGCACGGTGAAGTACACACAGGAGTCGTTTCTAGCCGCCCAAACAAGGTGTTCCATAGGATCTAGCCCATGACCTTCTTCGACCTCTCTACGGTCATCTGGACGCAGATTGTAGGCTACTCTTTTAGCAGCCTTAACTGTTATTGGGTGAATAAATTTAGACATTAAAAGTAGTTGAAATTAATAACTATTCTTCTTTCGTTTCCTTCAGTATGAGTTGTACCGCTATGCTTTCTAGAACCATCAAAAATGACAAGTCTATTCTCTATGCAATCTACTGATTCATGTGGTTCATCAAATACTGTAGGACCATCTGTAGTTGTACAATAAAAGATAGCCGTTTTAGCATGTTTAACTCTTTCATCACTATGTTTACCATAGTCCTGATGATAACCATATACTCTGTATTCTTGTCTCTTCCAAGTACAGTTAATCTTAATTCGATACCAACTAACAACGTCTAACACCTCATTAAACAGGGTATATAAAGTAACGAAATGATCTTTCTGTTTAGGCTCATGACCTTGGTAGATCATAGATACTAAAGTATCAGTTCCATCATCTTTGAATACTTTTTGTGGAGACCAACCCCACGAAAGATCATTACTATAAACTAAACGTTTCTTAATTAAATCAAAATCTGGTTCAGATAATAAATTATCTATTATTTTCATACAGTTTTGTAGAACTTTGGTGAATAATCACCCTCAAAAGATACGGATCTAATAGTTGCTGGTGCAGGGTGAGTGGATTTAATACTAAAATCAATGTTTATATTCTTTTCATACACTGGTATTGTCCTTATATCTTCACTTAAAAAGGGTGCATCTGTAGCTTCTATGTAGTCAGCTGGGGTAGATTCATACTCATCTGTAAAAGTAGTCTTACCAACTCTCTTTAAAATAGATTCATATAAGCCTATACGTCCAAAAGATACCTTAACTCTATGTAGAATTAATGATGAATTGACATCACCAACTGAAAACTCTCCTTCTTTCTTAGAGACATAGAATCTAGGAAAGTCTACTTGATAGTCATATAGATAACCAGCGTAGATATTTCCAGTCCAGTCACCGTCAGCTGTAAGTGTAGTACCATCAATAGTTGGTTTAACAAAGTTCTTCCCAGCTGTGGAGCTGGTAAGTGCTAAGTCTCCATTAGATGTACTATATCCAGCCCATGATACGTTGCTAAACGTAGTCTTTCTTGTGGTTGAGCTATAACTACCACCACTAAGAGCTACCCAATTATCTAGATGTAGTAAATAATTAACATCATCTTGAGTAATACTTGGATCATCACTTGCTTGTACTAGGTTCATCTCCTGTAGATAATCTTTATCATCTAAGAAGAAATAAGAATCACCAACAATAAAGTGATAACGTAATGGGTTTATTAGTTTCCATTTAAACCATGAAGACTGTAACCTTTCATTACCTACATTAATATACTTATAACCAATGACATTAGCATCAGCTGCTTTACCAAATAGTACAATACCATTTTCTCTAGAATTAGTTATTAAATCAATGCCTTGTGGTATTAATCTTGGTACTACTTTAGTTTGGTTAACAAGATCTGGTTCTCCTTGAGACGATATATTAGCACCTTCAAAGAACTTACTATAAGCTCCACTACTATCTAGGAAACCTATAGTCTTACCTAATGAGATAGGTGATACCTTTTGATTATAGTTATAAGTAGCTACACTAGATAATCTTGCAGTTTCCGGTGTTAGCACTGAGTCGTCAGTAGTTAATAAGAACTGTTGATCTGTACTAAAGATAAGTAATCCATTATTAATTTGAATACCATCAACAAGTTTAGAAGGAAAGCTAGAGCTGCAAGCAATATCTATCCTATCTGTAGGACTGACTGCTAGAGCTGTTGTATTCCAGAAGTTATAAAAATCTCCAGGTTTAGAACATATAGCATTCTCTCCACTAAGGATGACTAACCTATTCCTCCAGAATAATATCTTACTTATAGTTTGGTTAATAAAGCTTGGATAGGAATTAGTATCATCGTCTCCTACTTCCCTTGAACCCCAGTCAGCCCTATTAACTGTAAAGGTTGTCGTACCTGTACGTTGAATAGTAAGAGGCATTCTGTCAGCAGTATAATTATTATTAATACTTGGACCTGCACACTCTACCCACGTACCTTTACCATCTTTACCATTCTCACCTTCAAACTTTAAGTAGTAATCATCTTCCGTTGAGTCACTACTATTATTTACCTTAACTATATATCCATTTTTACATTGAGTTGGTAGATCACTTATATCATTAGCTGTCTTTGTAATGACTTTCATCAAATCATTTTCAACAATCTGAACATTAAAAGCTACGGAAGCACTTGATAAGTAAATACCATTACCAATAACTTCTGCACTTATGTTTGATATACCGTTGAGTGGTGTATAAAGACCACCTAAAATAGCTGAAGCTGTTACTGCTGTATCTGAATCAAAAGGTGTTGGCTCAGGTCTACATAAACCTGCACTATTTGAACCACCAACATCTGCTTTGTACCTTGTTGTTTCATGTGCAGTTACTTTGATTCGATAGTTATAGCCAGATAGTGTTACATCGACTGTATCGTTAGTAGTCCATCCTTTACCACCATGGAGGAGAATGACTTCATCCATATAGGTACAACCATAATCAGCTGTTGTATTAGAAGAAGCACCATCATCTGTAGACGTATCATAAGAAGTAGATTGACCTTGCTGACCTCTAACACTAAGCCTGAATATTAAATTAGTTTTACTACCACTTGTCTTGTCAAAAACTTCTGTACCTATACCTGGGCAATGACCAGTGTCTGGTGCTCCAGCTGCAGGTCTGTTATTAGTTCCAGTACTCGTACTACTTATTTCTAAACGAGTAGCAGTTGTGTAGGATCGTTCTGTAGAACTATCGTTAATATTTACTGCATACTGTCTACCATTCTCTGTCTTAAGTAACTCAATAAATGCTGTATGAGTAGCTGAACTACTAGCTGTAGTGCCAGCTTTAGTTATAGTTTTTGTTGAGTTTGTAGCAAAGGTAGTATCGTTAATTGTTAAGAAGCTTAAGTCTGTTGGAGTATTAGTTGCTAGGTAAGCTTTGAGGTTAGTTGCTGTTGCACCGTTGGTTGACCCATAAGCTACAGTCATTTCTTGACCATCACTACAACGCCACACATGTACGTGACCATCAGAGTGTACTTGACCTATATAGGAGCCTTCAGTTTCATCTCTGTAGTAATGAAAGAATGAACCTCCACTATGTATGTTAGCTAAAGCACCAACCCTTTTACTTCCTGGCCTCTTATATAAACCATAGGTAATATCAGGTATAGCATTAACTACATTAGTTACTTGACCTAAGTTCTTTTTGAAATCTGGTTGTTCAGAAATGCCACCATAATAATTAGGAATTGTTTGTGTTATGCCTGTCATCTCGCAAGTGCTCTCCAAGGTTGATAGGTTTGATAAACTTGATTATCTGTAAATCCAAGCATGGAGTGGTTGCCTTGATTGCATTCATATTCAATACAAGCTGCTCTAGCAAAAGCCTCCTGTGTTGCAAGTAATTTAACTAAATCAGCATTAGCTATTAACTGTGTAGCTGCTCTACCTGATGCTTTATAGATGACGTATCTTCTAAAAACAGGAGGTATATTTTCAAATTCATAAAGATAAACTACATCACAAGAAAGATCACCATCAAACTCAAATGTATGATTAACTTTATCCCAAAGCTTTCCATCTTTTCTTATCGTATCAACTGTTCTATTTCCCCATCCATTAGTAACGTCTAAGCTAAGTATGTTATTTGCTACAGCAATATGTTTAGTTGTTGGATCAGGAGTGAATGCTACATGCTCTTCACTGTTAAAGCTCCAACCCTCGCTTTGAATATCTATATTACACTCAGTTAAAATATTATATATAAATGATACTTCTGGATTAGTAAAGTTAAGGGTAGTTATAGGAGATTGACCGATGGCTCCCAGTATAGAATTGACTGCGGATAATTCGGTATCGAGTTCATTTGTTTTGGTAGCCATGAAATTTTTTTGGTAAAAAAAAGGGAGCCATAAAGACTCCCATTGCGTGTATAAATATATAACTTAAGTAAAACTTGCGTTTGAAACAGCAGTGTTATTGAAGTTAGAAGAAACGTCAATACCAGCTACGAGTTCAACTGCACAAGCAGGGTTTAGGAAATCAGCTCCCATTGCCAACCTACCTAGAATTACGTCTCCTTGGTAAACCACTGAAACGTCACCAGAGGTAACTTGTACTTGAGGTCCGATAGCTTCTACTACACCAGCAGCTTCTTTCTGGAAGATAAGTCCACATGAGTTTGCAAACTTAGCAGCTGTACCATAGTTATTTGTAGTCTTCTGACCGCCTGCAGGTGTACCACCATTAGCAGCCTGATCCTGATCACCCATTGCTTCACCAACGAAAGAACCTTCGTTATCATTTGAAGCACGTGGATTCATATCTGTCTTAGTACCAAACTTACCAAAGAACGGAATGTTCATTGACTTGTAGATCTTGATACCAGCGATTTCTATAATGCCATTACCAGACTGTAAAGCTGTACCTTGTACGTCACGGTTGATTAAACCATTAGAAGATACATCTTGAATTAGTGCATAGTACTGTCTTGGGTTAAGTACAGCTACTCTGCCTTCACCACTGACACCCTTTTCATCTAGGATTGCAGCAGCATCGAAGAATGCATTTACTAAGTGACCAGCGTTGTAAGCGTCTGCAGCAGTTGTACTTGCAGCAGCACCAACTTTAACTACTGAACCACCTGGCTCAACGAATCCAGACATAGTGACTGGAGAAGGTTGACGTGCAGCTTTAGAGATAGCTCTGAAGATTCTGCGGTCATAGTTTTCTGCTAAAGCATAACCAATCTTCTTAGAGATTTCTCCACGTAAATCGTAGTGAGCAAGTGTCTCGTCTAATTCATAAACGAAAGCACTGGAGATGAGTAGGTCATCAACTGTGATTGTCTTCTCTGCTACTGGAGGAGTCTTCTCGTCGTTACCGAGTATGCTCTGGCCAGGGATATGAAATTCACTTTTTGTGCGTCCTGTGTAGATGAACTGCAATGATTTGCCGTTCTTCAAGGTACGTCTAGTGACTAGATCCCTAGCTATTGTATTATGTTGAAACCCTTTGAACATCTCTCCTGAGAAGAGCTTAAGGTAAAGGGCTCGCCTTTGGTCAACGGTACCAGCATTAGTGAGAGCACCATTATTAGCACCTCCATAAATAGGACCATTGGCATTAGCTGTTGAGGCTTGTTGTGCCATGATTAATAAAAAATTGTATTGTTATCTTTCTTACGTACGTAAATTGTTTGATCATTTGTGTGGTCTATCCCACCGTCTAGACGGCTAATAGGTATCCTGCGTACAGGGCTAAGAGCCAAATTACAGAGAGGTCCGACTCTGAGGTGCCTCTCTGCAGTATTTATAAAGTTGAAAGAGCTTCCTCTAAGGAGATATCCTCATCAAAGTTTTCTTCTTTCTTCTCTTCATTCTTTGGTTTCTCTGGTGGGGAGTAAGACACTGGATGTGCTACTCCGAAACCAGTTGTAGATTGTTGTGGCATTAGAAACTAAACTTAGCTCCTAGCTTTGTACCATATGTATTGTCAGCATCCTCTACTTGAGAGAAAGATACTTCGCCATAAAGACCAAGCTTCTCCGTCGCAGAGACTGAAGCTCCAACTTTTCCAGAGAAATTAGACTCTGCATCAACGCCATCTGCAGCGTTAATAGTTTTACCACCCTGAAGGTAGTAGGCGAGATCGCCAATATTGTTTTCGTAACCTATGTGTAGGTCAGTAGCTCTTGATGTGTAATCAGAACCAGTGTAATTAGCATTGGATTCTACGTTTACATATGGTCCAGCCATTGCA